CACGAGAGCATTGTATTTACATATGGAATTACCTCACCGGGACGGCCATGGAACCTTATTTGGCTTTGATCAAGATGCAAAACCGCCAGCGTGGTGCGACAAGCGAGGGGCTGAGATGGGAACGTGAGGGAGGAATGTCTTCCGGGGTCCCTGATACTTCAGTCAACAACTCTGTTATTAATGCAACGGCGCATCTAGATCCAATCTTGAATGCAGTCGAAAAATCTGGGTGTGACCCCCTTGATCTTGAGAACCACTTGGCAATGGCAGTACTTGGCGATGACAATTTTATCATCATGTCATCACAGCTGAGAGGTCTCATTGAAGGTCAAGGTGGAGTTCTCAACGAGTTCATCATTTCTAAGACTCAGTCGTTGGGTCTTCGACCTGAACTCAAGATCCATACTGGGGAATTCGCCAAGGCCGAATTTTGTTCTGGATGGTTCAACGTCTCAGTTGATCAATCAGGTGAAGAAGTTTGTTGCTGGACCCCGAAAGTCGGGCGAGTTCTTTGCAAGACCTTCGCTGTGAAGGTCAACGAGAAGAACCCAGATAGGATAATTCGGGGCATGGCGTTAGGGTATCTGCATCTGCCACTTTGCCCACTGTTGATGACTGCCGCCGAGACCTTAGATCACAAGTTGTCGGGCGTCGACCCTGTCTATTCTAGAGTTTGTGAGTATGATATTCACAAAGGTTCTCGGAATGGGGGAAAACGAATCAAAGCCAATTGGGATGATTGCTTGTCCTTTATGGAGCGTTATGATTTGAGCCCAGATGAGGTTGATGAAGTCCGTCAATATGTCATTGGCCAGTTATCCAAGAACGAGTGGCCTCTTGACCTACGCCGTGATGAGTGCCCGGCGTGGGACAAGATTATGGACATTGATGTACCGAACTGGAGTCAACAGCGCGATATGCGCGACACTTCTAGACCTGACCTTGTGTCGCCCAACACAACGTTTAATGACCCTTGGGTACCTGAACCTAGATCGCCCGCTGAGTGGGAGCTGCTTCGTAAGGAAGTTGCAGCTGACTCGCCCATTGTTGTGGCTGCAGTTATTCAGGAACCGAGGAAGGCCCGGAAGGCGAAATCCGGCAAGAAAACACGCAATTTTCAGGCGAAGAAGAAGACCCCGGGTGTGGGGCCTACTCCTAAGCCGTCATCGTCCAGGGCCCCAGGTAAGGGGGGCTCTAAGTCGGTTCGAGTGAAAACTTGAATTCCCTTGAGGACCGGTCCTGGGTAGAGCTCCCGGACACCGGCGAAGTCGGAAGAGGCTCCTTCAATAATAACACTCATGCGTTCCAAGAAGAAGAACGCAGTTGTGATCAACGTGAGCAAATGTCCCAACAAGCAGAAAAGGAAAAATGCCAAGCCCAAGAACAAAAAGAAGGGTGGTGGGAACGATTCCAAGCATTGGCTTGGTTCGTCGGCCAAACTTTTGAATTATCTAACGGCACCAGACATATATGGTCCATGTCGAATCCCCAGACCTGGCGGTTCGACTAGGACTGGGTTGGCCATGGATAGAAGTGTGGCTACTGTGACCGGGTTAGCGACCCCCTTGGTACAGGGTGGTTACTTGGCCCCGGCCTTCACTAGCGGCCCCGTTCAATACATGACTGGCGCTACGTCGGCCTCTCTATTAGTTAATGGATCTACGGCCTCACTTGGTA